CCGTCGGGCGAGGAGTGCATTCAGATCACGCAGCACCTAAATTTCTGCATCGGCAACGCCGTCAAATACCTCTGGCGCGCGGGACTCAAGGGCGAGGCCGTGGAGGATCTGAAGAAAGCGGCGTGGTATATCAGCTGCGAAATCAACCGCTTAGAACGCAATGAGCATTAGTCGATCACTCCACAATCTTCCTCCAGAGGTTTCAACCAAATGGACGGTGCTCAACCTTGGGGCCGGTGTTCAGTCATCAACACTGGCACTTATGGCTGCGACTGGTGCAATCACTCCGATGCCTGACTTCGCCATCTTTGCGGACACTCAAGCAGAGCCAAAGTCTGTTTACACTTGGCTCGACTGGCTTGAGAAACAGCTTCCGTTTCCAGTGCATCGAGTCACTCGTGGAAACATGACTGCTGATATGATGACGTTTCGCACTGCTCAAGATGGCAGGGTGTGGACTAAAAGCATGATCCCGGCATTCATGCAGGCCATAGACGGCAGCATTGGGCTTCTTGGCAGATCGTGCACAGCAGACTACAAAATCGCGCCAATCCTCAAAAACTTGCGACGTTTATGCTCTATCAAGCGTGGCGAAAAGCATGTGCAGATCACTCAGTGGATTGGCATTAGCTATGATGAAATTCAGCGAATGAAACCTAGCCGAGACGCCTGGACGCAGCACCGTTGGCCTTTAATTGAACTAGCGATGCGGCGGCATGATTGCATTGCGTGGCTCAAAAAACACGGCTTTCCCGAACCTCCGCGCAGCGCGTGCAGTTATTGCCCTTTCCACTCAAACAAAGAATGGCGCAGGCTTAAAGACCACGAACCAGAAGCGTTTGCAGAAGCCGTCCGGGTGGAAAAGGAGCTGCAACGCACAAAGGCACAAACTGACAACATGCGATCAGTCCCGTGGTTGCACAAATCTTGCAAACCTCTGGAAGAAGTCGATTTATCAACTGAGGCAGACGCAGGACAACTAGACATGTTTGGAAACGAATGCGAAGGACTTTGTGGAGTATGAACACTGAAAAAACGATCCGCGACCACTGCCGGGAAATCGGGAAACTCGGAGGCGCAGCAAAATCCGCAAAAAAAGCCGAAGCCGCGCGCCGGAACGCCAGCAAACCGCGTCCTAAAGCGCGGGAACTCAACGCGTTAAAGCGAGCTCAAAAAATCTCAAAATAAACCTAGCTAAGCGTGCTTTGCTAGCTATACTGAGCGCCATGACAACAAACCGCTCGCTCAGCGTTACAGAGCACAACTTGGTCAACTTCGCTCTGGCTCACAACCTGACTCCAGAGGAAACAAGCAGGCTCCCGTATTGCGTCAATCGCATTCGTACGGTTATGAGCATGACCGAAAGTTCAGTCTTGTGGGAAATGCAGACAAACGCCGCTTTGGCAAAGCTGGTGGTTTCTGCGGTAAAAGCAGCCTAGGCCGAAACGCCTCCGGGCGTCTGCGCGGTGATGCCGCCACTGACGAGGCCGTCAGAGACAACCAACCAACAAGCCAAATGAAGACCTATACCGTGTCCGTTTACAAGCAACTCCCTCCCTTGGCGCAGATTGCCAAGCACCTCCTTGGATTTCAGCTTCGCACTGGATTTCCGATCCGCAAGGCGCTGGAACTCTACAAGCGCCCGATGACCTGGGAATACGGCAACAAGCGCGACGCAGAACGGCAGGCGCGCAGTTTCCGCAACGACGGCACAGGCCGCACTGTTACCCTTACCGTTGCCGCTCGCTAAACACCATGAGCACCAGTCACTATTCCCGCCCCTACCGCCCGGCGCCCAACACGCGGCGCTGGACCGCCGCCAAGCTCGCCACCATCGGTGTGCTTTTCTTCATCGACCTGCTGGCGTGCATCGGCGCCACCAACCTCGCCGAGGCGCTCACCTTTGCCGGGCTGATGTTCGTCAACCTCTGGGCAATTTCCTACACACGATGAACACCATGAACGGCAAACCGGTGTGGAGCCGACCGGCGCGAACTCGTGAGTACGACTTTGGAACGGCGCCGGAAACCGATGACAGCAGGCTGCGGCTTTTGGGGGAAGCGCCGGACCTGATCCGCGCGGCAATCAAGGCCGGGTTGATTAAGCCACCAGAATCCCCAGAAAAACCGTCACTCGGACGGAAATCGGAGTGGGCAAACTGCGCGAAATGCGCGGTGACATTCACCCGCGAAATCGGATCCACACGGGCGCTCTGCTTTCCGTGCAGGCTCCCGGCGACAACCTGCCGCGCGTGCGGGGTGATTTTTCAACCCCAGCAACGCAAACAACTCTGCTGCACCATCGTTTGTCGCGTTTCGCTCATCCGCGCGGCGGCAGAGGGGCGCAAAGGCCCGCGTGTCACAATAATCTGCGCGGGTTGCGGAAAACCATTTGAACAGACGACAGGCAACAGACGCAAAAACTGCAGCCGCGACTGCGGACTGCGCTCCATGGCAATTAAAAACAGAGAAAAATGAGACACTCATCACTACCGAAGCTCGCCGCGTGCGGGCAATACGAATCCAGCGGCGGCACCAGCGACGCCGCAGCGCGCGGCACTAAGCTCGACGAGGCGTTCCGACACGCGTGGACGCACTCAGAATTTCCAGACTGGGAGCTCTCCGAGGACGACGCCAGCGCGGTGCGTTGGGCGCTTAACGAATGCATGAAACTCGGTGGCATCCGCGACGGGCTCACCACCGCGGAGGCTGACTGCCGCAGCAAATGCAGCTTAATGGAGCACGTCGGCACCAGCGACGGCGTCGCCGCCCGCGGGAAATGGCACGTGGACCTCAAGAGCGGGCAGATTTACAACTACGAAGCGCAGATGGCAGCCTACGCGCTGGGGTTCATGGAGGAGTGCTTCGAAGTGGAGTGGACCGCGCACCTGCTCTTCTGCGATCAGCGGCGCGTGGTCACGCATCATTTCACTTACGACTCGGCAAAAGCTATTGTGGCCGGCGTGCTCCGAAACATCGGCACGGCGCCGCGGGAAAACGAATACTGCGGGTGGTGCGCGAAATCGCTGACGTGCTCGGCGCGGGTGGCGTCGTACACCGGCGCGCTGGCGGTGAAAAACGACGGTTTTCTGACGCTGTTGGAGGATCCCGAGCGACTCGGGAAATTCCTCGCCGCGTGCAACACGCTGGACGACTTCCGCGACGCTGCGAAAGCCAAGGCCCGCGAACTGCTCGAAGCCGGGCAGGCCGTGCCCGGGTGGCGGCTGCAGAAGCCGCGTGCGAGCGCGTACGTGGACGCTGAACACATCGCCGCCGCGGTGGAGGCTGGCACCATCGGCGCCGCTGACGCGATCCGCGCCGGGGGCAGCATCAGCGGGAAAAAAGCGGAAGCGCTCTGGAGTGCCGCGGGGGCGGTGCTGCCGGAAGAAATCGTACAACAGAAACTTGGGCAGGCTCCGCTCGTGGCGGGGAAATGATTATGACTGAACAAACACTAACGCAGGAACTGGAAAAGGCCTACGCCATCACCGCGCGCCTAACTGACGAACGGGACCGCGCGCACCGCGAGGTGGATCGGCTCAAGGGAGAGCTTAAAAAAGCAGAGGCGAAAAACTGGGCGCAATCTTGCCGACCCGACTGGGTGCGGAAGGATCCGGGGCGGTTGGAGATTGCGGTAATGTTTCTCAATGGCCCGATATGCGAGGATGTAGAAATGGCTCTCCGCTGGGCTGATGAAATTATTGCCGCCGCCAACAAATAATTATGGGCCACCGCAATCAAGGGGTCATCGCTGACACATTCCGAGTCCGCTGTGGAACCAGAGTCGTGGATAAATTCCAAACCAAGCAGCAAAAACTAGAGCACCGGGCAGCGAGGGCACGGCGAGACAAAGCGCTCCGCGACCGGTGCGCTGGGAAATAAATTAACAGGGGGCCGCGCATCCTACACGCGGGCAAACCAAAAAAACTACTATGTCAGACCACCAACTTATTCCGTTTCAAGAGATTCAAGCGATGGCGCTTGTCCTCGCCAAGGCCGGCAGCTTTGGGTTCAAAACACCCGAGCAAGCCGCCGCGCTGATGCTCGTGGCCCAGGCCGACGGGCTGCACCCGGCGAAAGCCGCGACCCACTACCACATCATCCAAGGCAAGCCGACGCTGACCGCGGACGCGATGCTGGCGCGGTTTCAAGC